GCAAAAACTTCTTGAGTACCATCAACAGATGGAAGAAGATGATGACCTTCCAGATAACTATATTCGGATTGTGATTGAAAAGCACGATGAAACTTTCTTCGTTTATGAAGAAGAGAATAAAACATTCTTGGCTCAGGCTACTTCTAAAGAAGACTTGGACAAATCACTACGTTCAAGATTTCCTGGAAAGTTGTTTGCTGTCAAAGAAGAGAATCTAATCGAAGTCGGTTTCCTATCATGAGCCCATTTGATTTTGTTAATGCAATCAACACTACAAAGAAAGATTTATTTGAAGATCCATTAGCTTCGAAAGATTACTCTGCATTCCTAGTGAATAGAGGGTTGTCATATTTCCCCGATACGATTCTACATGCGAATGAGATGAATCGTAATGCTAGTATCCCAAAGGACTGGCAGTTTTATTTTTTCCTAAATAGTATACCAAAGAAAAAGAGATTCAGTAAGTGGGCTAAGAAAGACACCGAAAGTGAATCGATGGCTCTAGTAAAAGAGTATTTTGGTTACTCATCAGAAAGAGCCAGTGAAGCACTGAGTATTTTATCTGATGACCAAATGACTATGATAAAAGAAAAATTATTTAAAGGTGGAAAATAATGACTGTAGAAATGATTTACTACGACTGGACACCAGAGTCGATGCTTGAAGTGAGTCTGCCAGAGCCAGACAACTTTCTAAAAGTCCGTGAGACTCTTACCCGCATCGGGATCGCTTCCAGAAAAGAAAACAAACTGTATCAATCTTGCCATATTTTACATAAGCAGGGTAGATACTTCATTGTACACTTCAAAGAATTATTTGCATTAGATGGTAAAGAATCAAATATCACTAATGGAGATATCGAGCGCAGAAATGCTATTGCTGGATTGCTTCAGGACTGGGAACTTCTAAAGATTCTAGTTGCTACACAGGCAGAACAGAAAGCATCTTTGTCTCAAATTAAGGTGGTCTCTTACAAAGAAAAAGACCAGTGGGAATTAGTTCCAAAATATAACATAGGAAAGAAATCAAAATGAATATTAAACTTGAATTGAGTGTTGATGAAGTAAATGCTATTCTTCGTTCTTTGGGTAAGCATCCTTTTGAAGAGATCGCTACTCTAATTAATAAAATTAAATCTCAGGGTGAACCACAAGTAGCTGAAATGGCGAAAGCTCAAGAAGCTGCTCCAGCTGCATAAATAAATGTAGAACTACCTAAGAATAATGATTTTCATTAGGTGTTTTCTGTGACAATCTTATAAGTAATAAGTCCACTTGGACAACTTAACTTTAAGGAGATATAAAATGGCTTGGACAACACCAACAGCAACAGATATGCGATTCGGATTCGAAGTAACAATGTACGTAATGAATCGCTAAGAGTCCCACCTTAGGGCTGTTCGTCGCTACGGTATAAGGCGTCCGTGTAATTACACCCTCGACACGAAAGTTCGAGCCAGTATAAGGTAAGCTGGAAAACCGCTATGCCTTCGGGGTAGCATTTTTATTACTCGCTGAAAAGGAGACAATATGTTATCAGCTATTAATCAGTCCATCGATACTATTTGCAGTATCAAAACAAAATTCGTTGACACCTGCGTGGAAAACGAAGAAATTAAATCCCAACTCCAGACTTACATTGATGCTCAGCAATCATTTGCTAAGACAATGGCTAAGACCACTGTAGATTTTTTCACTACAGTTGGCACTTCTGCCCTTGCATTTGATCCACGCCAAGCATTTAAACAATAAGGAGAATAACATGGTTACAAAATTTGTTCCAGAGACATGGGGTGCTCATCTAAAAGACTTTGATAAGTTTTTTGTTGGGTTTGATGATCAGTTCAATCGCATCGCAAAGATGCATGATGATTTGACAAAGAATATTCCTAACTATCCTCCATACAACATTAAGAAAACTGGTGAGAATAATTACCAGATCGAGATGGCTGTTGCTGGATTCGGTAAGCAGGATATTGATATTGAACTTGATGGTGATAAATTGATCATCAAAGGGAACACTACGGAAGATGATTCTGATTACCTATTCAAAGGTATCGCCAATCGTGCTTTCACTCGTTCATTTGCTCTCAACGATCAAGTTGAAGTAAAGGATGCAGAGATGCTCAATGGTATGCTCAAAGTATTCTTGGAAAGAATTATTCCAGAACACAAGAAACCAAAGAAAATCGAAGTGAAAGAGAAGGGTAAGAGAGAACTTCTTAATGAAGAATATGATAAGGTCGCTGAGAGACTATAAACATAAGTGAGAAATAATATGTCTTTAACAATAAAAAATCTTGAGAGTGCATTAGCTGGCGAATCGATGGCTCATATCAAGTATCGATACTTCGCTAGGATTGCAATGGAAGAAGGTTACGAAGATGTTGCAAAACATTTTTGGAAAACTGCCGACCAAGAACTCCAACATGCATGGGGTCATCTTGAATTGTTAATCGGTAAACCATCCACTAAGGAATGTTTACAGAAAGCAATTGATGGAGAGACCTATGAGTTTACTACAATGTATCCTCAGTTTGAAACTGAAGCCATGACAGAAGGTAATCTAGCTGCATCAATGGAAGCTCGTCACCAAATTCTGGAATCAGAAAGACATGCTGCTGAATTCAGTGATTTGTTACGTAAAGCAGAAAAGCGTTTCAATGCTTTGAAGAAAGTTGAAGAACGCCATGCTAATGCATACAAAGATGTACTCGGAGGTCTATGATGGATGAACAACATGTATGTGTAGTTTGTGGGCATGTCCATGATGAAGAACGAGAAGGTAAGTGGGAAGAACTTCCTGCTGACTTTACTTGTCCAGAATGTGGTGTTGGTAAAGACGATTATGAATTGATCTAAATCATACGATAAAAGGGAGACTATTATGGTCTCCCTAAATACTTGTATGATGAAAGCAAAAATAACCCAAAACATGATCTCGTTTATCACTGTAAGACGTGGTGAGTGGATCCTTAAAGTATCTGTGTTTAAGAACAAACAGATAATGGTTCTTGCGCAAAATTTATACGAAGCAGATAAATTTTACATAAGATATTTTGTTGATCAGAATATGGCAGCAGAATTTATTGAACAACTTGTTATAGAGGAATGATATGATTAAAGTATTTAAATTGATTAGTGGTGAAGAAATTATTTCTAAATGTGAAGGTATGGATCAAAATAAAGATTACACACTTGAAAGTCCAGCATCAATTATGATGCAGAGAACTGAGCAGGGTGTTGGAGTTGGCTTGGCTCCATATATGCCATACGCAAGTGGTAAGATCAAACTGCATGCAAATTCAATTGCATCCAGTGCAGACGCTGATCTTAAGATGGAGAACGAATACAATCGTCTCTTTGGCTCAGGTATTCAGATTGCCCCAGCTGGATCTATCGCTGGTCTCTAGCCTCTAAAATCCCCTTATAAATCAACAACTTACAATCCCCTCAGGATTGTAGGGTCATTGCATTTATTTGTTGCCTTTAATTCAGGTTTGCTGTATAATATATCTACAAACTTGAAAAGGAACTTGATTATGAACGTGCTCTATAAAACAAAGACCAAAGCTGAACTGCGTACTGAATCTGAAAAAGCATTGAAGAAATTCCTCAAGACTGGTGGAGACATTCAGATTGTCAAAGCCAGAAAGATTCCTAAGTCAAAAATGACTACAAAAACATCTCGTGGTTTCGTTGCTGGTACTGGTGGTATGTCCACTGGTTTTCCTAGCAAGGCATTCGCCTGATGAAAGCATTCGTTGAGACTACAAAGGACTGGACAACTCCAGTCTCGAATCACATCTATTATTTGTCAGACGACAAACGCAAGATGTATGCATTCTATAACATCGACACACAAACAGTGAAGACGTTTATCAAGCCAATTGGATTCGATCCACGTTATCGTACCTTTAAAGAATTGAAACGCAAATGAACATTAATGAATTCCTGAATGATCTAGCCGACAATCCGTCACGCAACTATAAGATTGAACAGCTGAGTAAGAACTCAAACAACGACACATTGCGAGAAGTCATTCGTCTGGCTCTTGATCCATTCACGCAATTCTATCAACGTAAGATTCCAAAGTATGTTCCAAACACAACTTCTCATGCAGCATCACTGAAGTCCATGTTGCCCGCATTATTTGATTTGCGTGAGCGTGTTATTACTGGCAACGCTGCTATTGACCACTTGACTAACATCCTACAAGCTGTTAGCCCAGATGATGCTAAGGTTCTTGAACGAATTATTGAGAAGGATTTGAAATGTGGCGTCCAAGTATCAACTGCAAACAGCGTGTGGAGTGGCTTGATTCAAGAGTATCCAGTAATGTTGTGCAGCGGATTCGAACAGAAGTTGGTGGACAAAATAAAGTATCCAGCATACGCACAGCTAAAGATGGACGGGATGCGCTTCAACGCTATCGTCAGAAGTGGTAAGGTAGAATTCCGTAGTCGAAATGGTAAAGAGATTCACCTGCTTGGTAATCTTGAGAAAGAGTTTGCTGCACTTGCTGGTGATGTTGACTGTGTATTTGATGGTGAACTACTTGTAATGTTTGAAGGTGACCATCAGTTTGCAGATCGTCAGACTGGTAATGGTATTCTGAACAAAGCAAACAAAGGTACTATTTCAGCAGAACAAGCAGCACTGGTACACGCAACTGTTTGGGATGTTATTCCATACGCATACTTCACTGATGGTTATTGTCCAACTCCATACTCGAAACGATTCTCATCGTTGGAAGTCTTGACTAAGAAACAGAAGTCAGAAGGTAAAAAGATTTGGCTTGTTACTAGCGACATCGTACAGAATCTGGATGAAGCACAGGTGCTCTTTGAAGGATATCTTACCAGTGGTCTTGAAGGAATTATTCTTAAAGATGGTTCAGGTGTTTGGGAAGACAAACGTAGTAAGACGCAAATTAAATTCAAGGGAGAACTTGAATGCGATCTGAAAATTGTTGCAGTTGAAGAGGGTAAAGGTAAAGCTGTAGGCATGCTTGGTGCAATTGTATGCGAATCAGCAGATGGTATTGTAAAGGTAAATGTTGGATCTGGTTTTACAGATGCACTTCGCAAGCAGTACTGGGGTGAAAATTTAGTTGACAAAATCGTGGCAGTGAAGTATAATGCTAGGATCAAGAACAAAACTGGAGAAGAATCTTTATTCCTCCCAGTGTTCATTGAAATTCGTGATGATAAAGATGTTGCAGATAATTCAAAGGTGATAAAATGAAAGTAGTGATCAATCGTTGTTATGGTGGCTTTGGTTTGAGCCATGAAGCTGTTATGCGATACTTTGAGATCAAAGGTATCACTGTATATCCAGAACAAGACAAGAGTCTTGGTCACTGGAAGTTTTGGACTTACTGGTTAGTTAAGCCAGAAGATCGCATTGAATCTAAGGAAGGTGAAGCCTTCTATGCTATGTCAATGGAAGATCGTCGTGCCTATAACCAAGCACATTCTGATCAAACTGTTTATCCACGAGAGATCGATCGCCATGATCCAGCACTGGTTCAAGTAGTTGAAGAGATGGGTAGCAAAGCCGATGGAGATCATGCTGAATTGAAAGTCGTGGAGATTCCAGATGATGTTAACTACATCATTGAAGAATACGATGGCATGGAACATATTGCTGAAGCACACAGGACTTGGGGATAATTATGCGAGAACACATTGAGTATGAAGAATTCTCAAAAAGAATGCATGAACGATTCCCTCTGATGTTTGCTAATCCATATGGTGGCTTTGCTACTGGATCTGGATGGTATCCACTGATTGAAACTTTGTGTTTCAATATACAAAGTCATATTGATTGGAATAATAATATGGCAGAAAAGTATCCAGACATGAAGTATAAAGCTATTAAGCAAGTACAGGTTGCTCAGATTAAAGAGAAGTTTGGTACGCTGCGTTTCTATTACGATGGTGGTAATGATATAATTGCTGGTATGGTATCAATGGCAGAATCTTTGTCTGGACAAATTTGTGAAGAATGTGGTGACAAAGGTGAACGTCGTAGTGGTGGTTGGATTAGAACTCTTTGTGACAAACATGAAGAAGAGCGTCAATTGATAATGAAAGAAAGGGAACAAAATGTCTGATGAAAAAGTATGGGTAATGGTAGAAACAATTGGTCAATACCGTATGCGTTATATGGTTGAAGCACCAGCTTCCAATCCTGAGTATGCTCTTGATGATGTTACCTGTGAAGATGCAAAAGAGTTTTCTCAATTATGGCTCGGTGAAACTATTGTGAGTCATCGTGTTGTTGCAGAAGATGAAGCTATTGCTATCTGTGATGTTGATAATGACTATACAAAAGACTGGTCAACAGAGCAGAAGATCAATACCTTCTTCACCAAAGAGGGTGAGGGTAATGGTATGACTCAGTATCGAAAGATCGGAGTTACTCTATAATGTTTATCTTCGATGTGGAAACATTGGGTGTTGAATCAAATGCTGTCGTTCTTTCGGCAGCATTGATTCATTTCGACCCAGAGAAACGTCCAACATATCAAGACCTTCTTGACAATGCATGCTTTGTAAAGTTTGATGTGAAGGAACAACTTGCTGTTGGTCGAACTGCATCTAAGTCTACTTTGGGGTGGTGGAAAGATCAACACGAATATGTTCGTAAAGTTTCTCTGGATCCAAGTCGTGATGATATGACTGTGAATAATGCATTCCTTAAACTCTACAAATATATGGGAGAATACAAGGATCCATTTAAACAAACTATG